GCCTATCCCCGACAAGGTGGACAGCTGGCTGGTGGCGACCGTGTGCTGATATGGGGGCGCTGTTCGACCTGGTGCAGCACTACGAGAACGCCGAGGAGGAAGCAAAGCGGACCTTTAAGGACTTCGCCGCGTCGGATATCAACACGGTGTTTTTCAACGGAAACGAACACGCGGACCTCCACAACGTAGACGGCAAGGACGTGCTGGTGATCCTGGAGGACAGCGACGTGCGGGACCACTCCGCACACTGGGAGGCCGGAGCCAAACAGAACTTTGACACCGGCCTTTATAACATCCACATGACCATCTACATCCGGGTGGACGACTACGGGGCAAAGCCCAAGCAAGGAAAGCTCCTGGTGCTGGACAAGAACAAAACATACTCCATTCGGACGTGTGACGACGAGGGCGGCGTGTACCGCATGGTCATAGAAAGGGTGCGGCAAAGCTGATGGCATCGGCAGTCAATGTTTCCGTCACAGCGGAAATGCAAGGAAGAACCATCATCGTCGGCGTTGAGGGCCTGGACACTGTGGAACAGGCGCTGGGGAACCTGCAAGGCAAGACCCCGGCGGCGCTGAAAGTGGCCGTGAACCAGACGGCCAGGCAGACAAGAAAACTGATGATCTCGGCGGCAAAGGCCAGGTATGTGGTCAATGCCGCCGGGGCGCGGCACCTGAAAGACCTGAAACAGACGAAGAAGGCCAGCAAAAACAGCCTTTCCGCTACGCTGTTTATCTCCAAGATGCGCAACGACCTGGGCTATTTCGAGGACGAGCCGTATCAAGTGTTCACCGGAGGCGACGTGTTCCAGCACTCCCCGGAGTTCTACAAGGCCCGCGTCCTTGCCACATCCTCCCTGAAAACGCTGCCCGGCAAGGGGAATCTAAGCAAGGGCTTTCTGCTGCAATTCAAGAGCGGGCACATCGGCATGGTGCAGCGCGTGATCGGCTCCAGCTCCAAGAACACCACGACGGCCAACGGCCACCCAAGGTGGACCAACGAGCGGGGCCAGGTGGAGAAGCTGCAAACCATGGGCGCACCAAGCGCCACGGCCATGCACGGGCAGGTGTGGCCGGAGGTAAAGGACGACGTGGAGCTGTACCTAATGGCCCGTATTCAGGACCGGGTGGACTGGATTCTGAACCGGTACAAGTAGCGAGGTGAGCGCATGAAAAACTATTCCGACGAGGTGGAGCAGGCGGGCATCGGCAGAACGCCGCAGCTGTGCCAAGACGCCCTGATCGAAATGCTGGAGGAGCTGTTCGAGGGCAAGAAGTACATGGGCCAGGAGGGCCGGAAGCCGCTTAAAATCGTCCACCAGGATATCGACATTCCGACGGACAACGACGAGGACGTGGACACGGACCTGTGCGCGGCCCCGTACATCAAGGTCACCATGACCGGCGGCGAGATACCGGACGCCGACAGCCCCCAGCTGGTGGAGTTCAGCTTGACCATCTGCACCTACGACACCGGAACGAAGCACGAAGGATACCGGGATGTGGCGAACATCAAGGAGGACATTATCCAGCGAGTGTGTACGCGCCCCTACTTCGGAGGCGCGTTTACCATCCTGAAACCAATCGCATGGGCCATCCAGCAGGACCCATCCACGCCCTACTTCTTTGCGGCGTGTATTCTGACCTGCACGGCACCGGCCCTGACACAAGATACTGAATTGAAAGGAATGTTATGAATATGGCTACCAAGAAAAACGAGGCGGAGAACGCCCAGGAGCTGGAGCAGACCGGCACCGAGACCACCGAGCAGAACGAGCAGCCCAAGGCCCCGGAGGCAGAGCAGGACGCGGCGGCGGAGGTGGACGAGTTTTCCGATCTCCCCAACCCCTGCGTCTACTGCGGCCCCAGTGTGCGCGGCGTGGCGCGGCAGTACACCACCTATCAGGGCGGCATCCCCAAGGAGCTGAAAGCGTTCCTCCAGGCCCGTCCGGCGGCCAAGCGCCTGATCGTGCCGACCAGTCAGTTTGCGGGCATCCGCAAGAAGCTGGAGACCCACGGCACGGCGGAGGAGATCGTTTACAAGAAAGTCAAATCTGAGCTGTAAGAAGCGAGACAGGAGGAAATGAGCTATGGCATATAAGCATGGCGTATACGTCCAGGAGCAGGCGACCGCGCTGATCGCCCCTGTCCTGGGCACGGCTGGCCTCCAGGTGGTGGTGGGAACCGCCCCGGTGAATATGCTGGCCGACCCGGAGGCGGCTTGCAACACGCCGCTGCTGGTACAGAGCTATTCGGAGGCCGTGGCCGCTGTGGGCTATCACAGCGACTTTGCCGCCTACACCCTCTGTGAAAGTATCGCGGTCAACTTCCAGGTGGTCAGCACCGGCCCCCTGGTGTTCATCAATGTGCTGTCCCCCAGCAAGCACAGCGCCGCCATCGAGGAGCAGGAGATCGCCGTGGAGGAGGGCGTGGCCCTGCTGGATGTGACCGGCGTTTTGCCCGCAACGCTTGTGGTGAAGAACGGGGAAACCGAGCTGAAAGCGGACGAGGACTACACCACCGCATGGAACGACGACGGCACCATGAACATTGTGCTGCTGGTGGACGCGGAGACGGTGACGGTCAGCGGCAAGCGGCTGGACCCCGGCCTTGTCACCTACGAGGATATCATTGGCGGCGTGGATGTGAACACGGGCAAGGAGACCGGTATGGAGGTCATCCGGCAGGTGTACCCCAAACTGGGTATGACCCCCGGCATCCTGCTGGCTCCCCGGTGGAGCGCCAACCCCAACGTGGCGGCGGCCCTCCAGGCCAAGACCAAGGAGATCAACGGCGTTTTCAAGGCTGTGGCCTTTATCGACATTGACAGCACGGCAACCGGCGCGACCAAGTACACCGACGTGAAGGAGCAGAAGGAGCAACAGGCCGTGACCGACCCCAACGCCTACGCGGTGTGGGGCTATGGCAAGCTGGGCGACGTGGTTTACAGCGGCTCCGCCCTGGCGGCCTCTCTGACCGCCTACACGGACGCGGTGAACGGGGACGTGCCTAACGTCAGCCCCAGCAACAAAACGCTGTCCATCGGCGGCGTGTGCCTGGCCGACGGCACCGAGGTCATGTTGGACCAGACCCAGGCAAACACCATCAACGGCTTCGGCGTGGCTACCTTCCTGAACATGAACGGCTTCCGGCTGTGGGGCAACAACACCGCCTGCTATCCGGGGAACACCGACCCCAAAGACCGGTGGTTGTCCGTCAGGCGGTTCTTCTGCTGGACGGGGAACACGTTCATTTTGACCTACTTCCAGAAGGTGGACGACCCCATGAATCCCCGGCTGATCGAGGCCATTGTGGACAGCGAGAACGTGCGGGGCAACAGCTTCGTGGCGCGGGATATCTGCGCACGGTATGAGATCACATTCGTGGAGGACGAGAACCCCACCACGGACCTGCTCAACGGCAAGATCACCTTCCACCAGTATCTCACCCCCTACGTCCCGGCGGAGGATATCGAGAACATTCTGGAGTTCGACGCGGACGCGCTGAGTGCGCTGTTTAGCTAAGAAGGAGGGAGAAAACCATGATTTCTGATAACTACATCCCGGAAAAAATCAACGAGTACAACGCGTACCTGGACGGCACGAAGATGATCGGCGTAGCCTCCAGCTCCACCCTCCCGGAGGTCAATATGCAGACCTCCACCGTCAGCGGCATGGGCGTCAACGGCGAGATCGACAGCCCCACCCTGGGCCAGTTCGAGAGCATGGAGCAGGAAATCCAGTTCAACACCCTGTACTCCTCTGCCGTGGATATGCTGAACCCGCTGAACGCGGTCAACCTGACGTTCCGGGCGGCCCAGCAGGTCTACGACAAATCCACCGGCGGCGGCTATGCCTTTAAGAGCCTGCGCATTGTGGAGATGGGACGGGTAAAGAAGTTCAACCCCGGCAAGATCGAGAAGAACAACTCCATGGAGGCCACCATTACCCTGGAGCTGACCTACATCCTGGTGGAAGTGGACGACACGGAAATTCTGTGCATCGACAAGCTGAACCAGGTGTACCGGGTCAACGGCGAGGATATGTTGGCCGACGTGCGCGACATGACATGACATCAAAAAAGCGGTTCCCGCTTTTTTGAGGAGGCTGCGGCCTGGTGCAGCGCACTCGCTGCGCTCGCACGTTTCCAGGCCGAGAAGTGTTTTTCCCGACGTACACGCCGCCGGAAAAAACGAATTACATTTTATTCGCGCCTGCGGGCGCGAACTCTGCGAGGCAGGCCGCGCCGGGGGTGCCCGGTGCGGCCTGTCGTCAAATCTGAAAGGAGAATCACCCATGGCTGAAAAGATCGACGCAGCGGCGGAAGTGGAACAGGAGGCGGAGACGGTGGACGAGCGGGCGCACGTGGTCACGCTGAACAAACCCTTTGTGTTTGAAAAGACGGAGATCAAGGAAATTGACCTGGGCGGGCTGGACAACATGACCATCCAGGACGCCATCAGCGTTCAAGCGGAGCTGTTCGGACAGCAGGAGGTGGCAAGCTCCCTTCTGTGCGAGACCACTTCTGCCTTTGCTATGGCTATTGCCTGCCGGGCCAGCGGACTTCCCATCGAGTTTTTCAAGAAGCTGCCTATCGGCGCGGGCCGTCAGGTGAAACGCTATGTGCAGCAGTTTATCCGGCGGACCAATGAGGGCGAGGGAACGGTACTGCGTCTGCAAGCGCCGTACACCTTCCAGGGCGAGGTGTTCCAGGAGTTCGACCTCTCCCCTATCGCCAACATGAGCATGATGCAGGAGAGCGCGGCGGAAAACGTCATGGCGCGGGAGGGGTTCATTATCACGGAAAACTCCTTCAACTACCTGTATGCCTGCGTGATCGCCGGTATGGCGGTGAACAAACCAAAGGAGCTGTTTACCGGGCTTCCCCTGCGGGAGCTGCTGAACCTGAAAGAGGCGGTCAATAACTCGGATTTTTTCGAGTAAAGGGCGGCGTGAAGGGCCTGCGCAAGGCCGCTATTCGGCTGTCTGCCGCCACCATGACGGGGCTGGACTTCTATCTGAATATGCCTATGCGCGAGTTTGTGGAGCTGAACAATGAGGTGGTGAAGGAGTGGCAAGCAACAAAACATTAGACCTGACAATCCGAATTGCCGGGAAGATGGACAAGAGCCTTGTCACCGCCATCAACGGCACCCAAAGCAGTCTGAGCGAACTGGCCCGGACGGTCAGCAAGGTAGGAACGGTGGGACTTGCCGCTATGGGGGCGCTTGCCACCGGCACGGTAAAGGCCCTGGCGGACTGTACCAGCGCGGCCAAGGATTTTGAAAGCCAAATGTCCGACGTGGTGAAGTACGTGAACGGCCTGGCGGACGCCAACGGAAAGATCAGCGACACCACGGCGGAGAACGGCAAGACCTACGCGGAAAACTACGCGGCCATGACCGACGCCATTTTGGACCTGTCCACCCAAATTCCCATGACGGCGGAGGAGCTAACAGAGCTGGCCGCCGCAGCCGGTCAATCGGGCAAGGCCATAGACGACCTTATCCAGACGGACGCCAGCGGGAATATCCAGGGATTTTTGAAGGACGTTGCCATGGTGGGCACGGCTATGGATATCTCGGCGGAGCAGGCGGGCGACTGGGCGGCCAAGTGGGAAAAGTCCCTGAACATGGACCACTCGGAGGTCATGACCCTGTTTGACCAGATCAACTACCTGGGAGCCAACAGCGCCACCACGGCGGCGGAGATCGCGGACGTGGTGAACAGCGCCGCTTCTCTGGCGGAGTTCGCCGGAATGGACGCCGCCTCCACGGCGGCGTTGGCGGACGCTATGCTGGCTATGGGCGTGGATTCCAGCGTGGCGTCAACCAGTATCAGCCGTATGCTGGTGAATATGTCCAAGGGCACCAGCGCAACGGCGGCGCAGAAAGCGGCATACGAGAGCCTGGGCCTGACGGCGGAGAGCGTGGCCGAGGCCATGCAGACAGACGCGCCCAGCACGATCATAGACGTGCTGGAGCGCATCAACAACCTGGACGCCAGCAAGCAGACGGCGGCGCTAAACACCCTGTTTGGACAGTGGGCCATCAAGGGTGCGGCCAAGCTGACCGGCAACATCGACACGTTCATAGACGCGCTGGAAATGGTCAATGACCCGTCGCTCTACACAGGGAGCATGGAGCGGGAATTTATCATCAAGGCCAGCACCAGCGAGGCCGTGGACACCATGATGGCAAATGCGTTCCAGGCTTTGAAAATCGACGTCGGCACCGCGTTCCTACCGGCCAAAAAGGAAATGAGCGTGGCGCTGATCGACTTTATCAACCAGCTGCGGGATATGCCGGAGCTGGGAGAGGTCGCCCAAACGCTGGCCCAGCTATTCAGCCAGGGGGTTTCCTGGGCCGGGGACGCGCTGCAAGAGGCGCTACCCATCATCCAAGAGGCGCTGAACTACCTGCTGAACAACGGGCCGGAGGTAATCGGCATCCTGAAAAGCATGGTGGTGGCCTTTACGGCCATGAAGTTTGCGCCGGGTATCACCAATCTACTGAGCGGCGCGGGAAGTCTGCTGCTGGGAACCGCAAGTGAAACAGGCGGAAAACGGACGGGCGGAATCGCCGGTATGGTTTCTGGCCTGTGGAACGGCGGAAGGAGCGCAACAGCAACGGCGGCGGGCGCTATCACGTCGCTTCCAAGTCTCGTGAGTACCATTTTAGGAACGGCGAAAATAGACGCGCAATTAAGCGGGACAAGCCTTGCGGGGACACTGTACGGCGCAACGCTGGGACAAACAAAGGCGGGCGCTGGAATCGCAAACTATGTCAGCGGGATATCCTCGTCTATCGGCGGACTAGGCAAAGCCGTGGGAAACACGAAGGTGGGGCAGCTTCTAGCGAGTTTTCCGGGAGAGGCTGCCAGCATCATCGGTTCGTCCATTGCCAGCACACCGCAGGCGCAGGCGGTCCAGAATGTACTTGGAAAAGTGGGCGGCGGCGTCAGCGGTGTTGTCGGAAAGGTAGCGGGCGGAGCAAGCGGACTTCTCGGGAAAGCGTCCGGCCTTGTGGGCGGCGTCGTCAGTTCCGCACCGGTACAGGCTATCGGCAGTATCGCCAGCGCCGGAGGCGGCGTTCTCAGCAGCGTGTGGGGGCCGATTGCATCCGGCTTCGGCGGGTTACTCTCCGGGGCGCTCCCCATCGTGGGCGTGATCTCCGCCATTATCGCGGCGGTGAGTCTGTTAGGCGACCACCTGGATGACCTGCGGGGTACTGTCTACCACATTTTCGGACAGGATGGCCTAGAAATGTTTCTGAAATTCCAAACGGGATTGAAGAACATTGGCAAAACGATCTCCGGCCTTTTTGAGGACGGAGGTGTTGCAAAGGCACTCTCTGGATTGAAAAAAACGCTATTCGGAGAATTTGACGACGATGAAGGGTGGATAGGCGGACTTCTGCCGGACACCAACGGCGGACTGCTGGTGGGCGCGTTCGATGGGCTGGTGAGCGTCATCCAGTCCGTCATGGGCGTGGTGGGCCAGTTGGTGAGCTTTGCCACCGGCACGGTCAAGCCCATCATTCAAGAAATTTTCAGTTTCATCACCCAGACAGTGGTGCCGATCATCCTGCAAACCTTCACATCGGCAGCACCATACATTTCCGGCATTATCTCCGGTCTGGGGTCCGCCATTATGACGGCGGCCCAAATCATCGGAACAGCCATTCAAACAGCCCTTCCCATCGTCGAGGGCCTCATTACGGTCATTATGAGCGCGGTTAGCGTAGTCGGCCCGGCGGTGCTGGCAGGAATTTCAGTCGTGGCGCAGGGTATCGCATCGGTGATGGAATCCATTCAGACCATCTTCGGCGGAATCATCGACTTTATCACAGGCGTGTTTACCGGAAACTGGCAGCAGGCGTGGCAGGGGATTCAAGATATCTTCGGCGGCATCTTCGACGGCCTGGTGGCCCTGGTGAAAACGCCGATGAACGCCATCATCACACTTATAAACGGCGTGTTTGACAAAATCGGAAGCATCAAGGTCACGGTGCCGAACTGGAGCATCTTCGGGGACTTGGCGGGGAAGGAATACTCGTTCAGTCTCCCGCACCTGGATATGCTGGCAAAGGGCGGCTTTACCAACGGGCCGAGTATCGCGGGCGAGGCCGGGACGGAGGCGGTGATCTCCTTCCAGAAAAGCGCCCGTGCGCAGAACATTGAGACCTGGAAGCAGGCCGGGCGGATGCTGGGCCTGGGGAACCAGGGAACGGAACTGCTGGACCTCCCGGCGGGAGCCGGGAACGGCCAGGGCTTCACCGTCAACTTCTCGCCCACCATCCAAATCCAGGGCAACGCGGACCGGGACACCGTGGACGCGGCGCTGGTGGAATCGGAGCAGCGGTTTGAGGCGTGGATGGAGCAGAACTTTGAGCGGCTGTACGACCGCATGGCGCGGGAGCGGGGCCGTCGGGCGTATGCCTAAAAGGGGCATAACCGGGGGTCCCCGCCGAAGCCCAGCGCAGCGGGTTCGGTGGGGAGAGGACGAGCAACGGAGTGGAGCGGATGCGCCCCTCCAGACACAGGGGCGCGGAGCGGAAAGGAGTTTGTGAGGACGACGTGGCGACTTATACCACCAAAAGCGGGGATATGTGGGATTCTATCGCCTACTCCCAACTGGGGAGTTCGTCCTACGCGGACGAGCTGATGGAGGCCAACACGCAGTATAAGGACCTGTTTCTGTTCCCCTCCGGCGTGGTGCTGACGCTGCCGGAGATCACCGTGACTGTCAGCAGCCAGCTTCCCCCGTGGAAGCGGAAGGGGTAACGGGGTCCCCTCGAAAGCCCAGCGCAAGCGGGTTTCGTGGGGAGAGGACGAACCCCGGAGCGAGTGAGCTTTGGCCGGAGGCCGAAGCGAAGGATACGGAGGAGGTGAGGACGAGGTGAGTACGAAGGACAAGGCCCGCAGGGCGTCGGTGGAGATCACCTTTGACGGCACGGATATCACCAGCAGCATCAAACCTTACCTCCTGTCACTGACCTACACGGACAGCGAGGAGGACCAGTCGGACAGCCTGGAGATACAGTTACAGGACCGGGAAGGACTGTGGCTGGAAAGCTGGCTGGACAAGGCGGTGACTGCCACGGCGGCGGCAAAGCTCAGTATGAGCGCCACCATCACCCCGGAGAACTGGGGAGACAACGGGGCGCTGCCGTCCGGGACCTTTGAGGTGGACAGCGTGGAGGCGGACGGCCCGCCCTCCACCGTGACCATCAAGGGGTCCTCCCTGGCCTACGGTTCATCGGTGCGGCAGACCAAGAAAACCAAGGCGTGGGAAAACTACTCCCTATCCGGTATCGCAAAGGAGATCGCGGGGAACGCGGGCCTCACCTGTATGTACGAGGCCAACCGGGACCCAACCTACGACCGGAAGGAGCAGACCAAAAAGAGCGACATTTCCTTTCTGTCCGACCTGTGCCACGACGAGGGTATCAGCCTGAAATGCACAGACGGGCAGTTAGTTTTATTCGACCAATCGGTATATGAGGCCCTGCCGCCGGTCATGACCATTCGGCGGAACAACGGGCGCATCCTGCCAGCGGCCCCGCAAGCCTACGGCGCGTACAGCAAGGCCAGCGATTGCGAGGCATACGAGAGCTATTCCCTGTCCACCGGCGCGGCGGAGACCCAGTACGGGTCCTGCCGGGTGAGCTATCAGGACAGCGCCACGGGCAAGTGCATTGAGG